GGTAGTGTGACTGTTGGTGCAACTTTTGGTAGTGCACCAACTACACTTGGTACAGCTACTTTAGCTACAACAAATATGTATGTAATAAATTTAACAGCAGCATAATATGGCACAAATAAGAAATGAAATTTATGACAAGAATGGACTTGTTGAAGTTGTTTTTATTGAAGTAAAAGGACCTACTCAAGAGGAACTAATTGCTGAAAAAGAAGCACAACTACTTGCTTTATATAGTGAGTTAAAAACTCTTAAAGGAGAATAAATGAAATACTTAGTTATATTACTTTTATTATTATCATCTTGCTCTCTTGAAAAGAGACTAGCAAAATATTGTCCATTATGTGTACAAAAAGATAGTACTGTAACAGTAATACAAATCAAAGATACTACAATTGTAATTCCTGGAGAAACTATAACCTTAATTGACACTTTATATTGTGATTCATTAGGTAATATTATATCTAAACTAAAAGAAGACTTAAGAGATAAAGATGGTACTTTAGTTAGTGTACAAACTAAGATTAAAGATAATGTTTATTATACAAAAGCTAAAGTTCACACGATATATAAAACAATTAAGGGTAATGATGTCTATCATACCAAAGTTATTACCAAAACTTTAAAACCAGAAAAAATTAAATACATTCCATGGTGGGTAAATTTCTTTGCTGTACTAGGGGTAATACTATTTATTATACTACTTGTATACTTTGGTTACAAGCTGATTAAACTTTATTTATTATGAAAACACAGTTGACACTATTATTAATATCTATACAACAAGAACTTTTGACTTTAATATCTATTTGCCTTGCATTCTTTTTACCAATCTCAGGAATACTCTTGATGATAGGAGTATTAATAGCTATTGATACTTTTACAGGGATATGGAAAGCTAAAAAGTTAAATGAAAAAATTACTAGCAGAAAACTCTCAAGTATAATTAGCAAATTAGCACTTTATGAGGTAACTGTAATTATGTTTTTTTTAATAGACCAATTCATACTAAATGATATCATACTAACTTTTTTCAGTGTACCATTCATGCTCACTAAAGTAGTGGCATTAGTATTATCTTCTATAGAAGTGATGTCTATTAATGAGAATTATAAAGTAGTAAAAGGTATAGACTTATGGCAATCAATGAAGTTACTTTTTGCAAGAGCTAAGGATATTAATGATGACATTAAAAAGATAAAGAAATGACATACACTAGAGAACAGATAGAGGCAGCTGTAAAAGCTAAAGGATATGCATATTTTGCAGGTGCTAAAGACTATGATGTAAATATTATAGGAGTAAGAAACTCTGATACAGGTAAAACAGTAACTAATCTATTTGATGACAAATTAACTATCTCTTATAGAGTAGATGGGAAATGGTTCTATCATGAGTGGGATGCTACTACTGAGCCAGGTAAAAAAGGAGTTACACAATATCACAATGCTAATGGTGTAGCTAGATTAGTACCTAATCAATATAGAGGAGTCTATGCTGTATCTATGCATCAGGGAAAATATCAGGCAGTATGCCAAAGATTAGGAGATGTGACTGTATGGAGAGATAAAAATAAAAACATGACCTTTGATGAGGTTGAAACTGATACAGGTATGTTCGGAATAAATATACACAAAGCAGGTACAGTATCTAGCTTTGTTGAGAATTGGTCAGAGGGCTGTCAGGTATTTAAAAGAGTAAAAGATTTTAATGAGTTTATGGTAATAGCTAATAGAGCTAAAGAGATCCATGGCAATCATTTTACATATACTTTACTAGAGAGTAAAGATATTAATTAATTAAACAAACAATTATGAAATTTAGAAACAGCTGGAAATCAGCAACAAAACAATGGGACAAGATATCTATAAGATTTAGATTATCTTCAGTAGATGTATTTACATTAGAAATAGATATCTCTAGAGAATTTTACATGCTAACAATATTAAACTTAACAATTAAAAACAGATAATATTAACTATAAAAATTAAAAAAAATGAAAACAAAATGTATGAGTTGTGGTGGCCCCACAAAAAAAATGCAAGCAGGAGGAACTGCTAAAAAAATGCAATTAGGAGGTTCTCTTCCAAAGAAAAAAATGGGTGCAGTAAGAGGAATAAAAAAAACTATATCAACTATTAAAAAAACTATATCAAATATAGGAAAACCTAAACCTACAACACCAAAAATGGAATTAGGAGGATCTCTTGAAACTTTTCAATTTGGTGGTGGTAAAAGAAGAGCTCGGCAGCAAGGCAGTTTACCAAGTAGAAGTAGTTGTGGTGAAAAAATAAAAAGAAGAAAAAAATCTTGGGAAAGACAAGATAAAGCTGGAAAAGTTTTAAAAGGAGTTGGTACTGCTGCAGGTGTAATTGGAGGAATAGGTCTTGCAGGAGCAGCTGCATACAAAAAAAGTACACCTTTTAAAAATGCTGTTGATGAATTAAAAGGTAAATTAGGTTTTAATCAAAAAGGTGGTATAGTAAAAAAATATCAAAACGGAGGTCCTACAGATAGTTTAAAAGTAATTAAAAAAGAAGGAAAACTAGCAGTAAAAACTGAAAAGCAAAAACAAGCAGCTGCAAAAAAAGCAGCAGCTAATGCTAAAAAAATAGCAAAAGCAAAAGAAAATGCTAGATTAAACTTAGAATGGCAAAAAATGACCAAAGATCAAAAAGATAGTCTTTTTATAAGTGAAAGACAAAAAAATTGGTAACATCTTATTTAAGATATAATAATCCAGGTAATTTAATTTATCTGGATTTTTTTTTGTTTAAATATTTTTTATTTAAACTTTTATAGTATATTTGTTTAAACTTTAAAAATATAAACAATGGAAAATGTAAATCAACAAGAACAAGAACAAGAATTAACCCCTGAACAGTTAACAGAACGTAAGGAACAAATGCTTTCTTTTTACAAAGAATCTATACCTTATTTAGAGGCTCAATTAAATTATGAAAACTTACTAACTAGTATAGATGAAGTAAGATTTAAAAGAACTAATATTCAAATGCAGTATGCTATGTTAGCATCAGAAATGCAAGAAGGACCAGAAGAAGAAACTACTGAACCTACTAAAAGAACATTAAAGAAAAAGTAATCATGGCTTTAGTTAACCAGGTACAGAAACGTGTAAAAATGCCCAAGTGGGACATTGTTAAATTTCAGATTTTAACTCATTGTTATGTTAATCATATAACAATGAGTGATTCTGATCTTAACTGTCTTACTCTATTAAGTTTTAACCAACCAATAGAACTTACTCATTTTTGTTATGATGCTTCTGCAGAAGATGAAAAAATATTTAAATCTTCACAAACAGTAAGAAATTCTTTAAACAAATCAGAAAAAAATAATCTTATAATAAAAGATGATGGTAATAAAAAACTTATAATGTTAAATCCAAGTTTAAAAATACAAACTCAAGGTAAAATATTATTAGATTATAAATTTTTAGATAATGACTCCGAAGAAATCTAGTATTTTATACAAACCTGTTGCAGAAGAATTAAACATTAGTGAAACACTTGTTGAAGATTTAATTTCTTTTTATTACAAAGAAGTTAGATTTCATTTAAGTAGCTTGTCACATCCTAGAATTAATGTAGATGGTTTAGGACACTTTGTTGCAAAAAGTTTTTTTATTGAAAAAACAATACCTAGACTTACTAATAAACTTATGATACATGATACATCTACTTTTAATGCATATTTTAGTAAAAAACAATCTGAATTAAAATTAGAAAGTTTAATTGCTTTAAAATTAAAAATTGATAAAGAATTTAATAGAAAAATAGAATTTAAAAAACTAAAAAATGAAGGATTTATTAAAAACAATTTGGAAAAATAAAAGTAAAATTTTTGAAGGTGTAAAAAATTCAATTATTAAAAATGAAGTAGTTGAAGAAATTTCAAGATTAAGAATGGACATTTGTAATGAATGTCCTAGTAAAGGTAAAAAATGTGCAGTAAAAGGTACAGCTCCTTGTTGTAATGAATGTGGATGTTCTTTAACATTTAAGACAAGATCTTTATCTTCTGATTGTCCATTAGATAAATGGAAAGCTTTTATGACAGAAGAAGAAGAAGATAAATTAGACACTATAAAATAAATTATTATGAGTATAAGATTTGATGCAAAAGATCATAGTTATATTAGTATAGATGATTCCGAAAAAATTAATTGGATAAGTGTTACAACTCTTATTTCTCATTTTAAAAAAAGTTTTGATGCTAAAGCAGTTGCATTAAAAGTAACAAAAAATAAAAAATCAAAATGGTTTGGAATTGATCCAAAAACAATTGAAGAAATTTGGAATAATGAATCAGATAGAGCTACTACTTTAGGAACATATTATCATAGCCAAAGAGAATATGATTTATGTTCTTTAGCTTCTATAGAAAGAGAAGGCATAACTATACCTGTATTTAATCCAAGCGGAGAAACTGATGGTATAAGAGTTGCTCCTTTACAAAAATTAGATCCAGGAATATATCCTGAACATATGGTATATCTTAAATCAAAAGGATTATGTGGACAATCTGATTTAGTTGAAATAGTAAACGGTAGAGTAAATATCATAGACTATAAAACTAATAAAGAAATTAAAAAAGAATCATTTAAAAATTGGGAAGGAATATCTGAAAAATTAAAGGATCCTATAAAACATTTAGATGATTGTAATTATAATCATTATGCTTTACAGTTAAGTTTTTATATGTATATTATATTAAAACATAACTCAAAGTTATCACCAGGAAAAATATTTATACATCATGTAGTATTTGAAGAAGAAGGTAGAGATGAGTTTGATTATCCAATAACAAAATATAATCATAATAATGATCCAGTTGTAAAAGAAGTTATACAAATACCTATGCCTTATCTATATGATGAGGTTATTTCAATACTTAACTATATAGAAGATAACCCTATTAAAAAAATAAAATGATAATTAAACTATTTGATATAGAAAATGGTGTAGTAGTTCCTACAGAACACTGTTATACTCTAAAAGCATTAAAGGATGTTATGGATGAATATCCAGAAGAACATCTTAAAATTTACTTATACTTGTTTTATATGAGTTGTCCAAATCCTGATTTAAATCCTTTTTTTTATACTCCTGAAATGGATAAAGAAGATTTAATATTAAAACAAATAGATTCTGATTTTTCAGTAGAAGATAAAAGTATCCATATAGCATTACAATTTTGTCAAAGAATGTATGAAACACCAACCTCAAGAGCTTATAAAGGTATTGCTTCTATGTTAGATAGATTAGCAAGATATATGGAAACACAGAGCATTACAGATGGTAGAGACGGCAATATAAACTCTATTGTAAGTGCTGCAAAAAACTTTGATCAAATTAGATCATCTTTTAAAGGAGTATATAAAGATCTTCAAGATGAACAATCAAGTAAAGTTAGAGGTGGTATTGGTATGGCATATGATCAATAATCATGGAAGAAATATATAATAATATACCAACTTGGGATAATGGTAAATGGACTGTTACTGATTTTGAATCAAGAGAGTTATTTTCTGATTTTATTTTTAGTTTATTTAAAGAACCTGGTAAATATAAATTTGATGAAACAAGTTTTTTATTTAATCAACAAGGAGAATTATTTAGAGAAAATAAAGTTTATTGTACAGCACCATTTAAATCTAAAGACTTTGTTAATTATTGGGATGATCAAAAACTAAAATGTAGAAAAGGTATAATATATAAATCTAAAAATGATACATGGTTTATTACAAGAGACTACTATATGTGGTTAAACTTTTTACCAATCTTTGATAAAGAACAACAAAAGTTTGACTTTGCAAAAATTAGAGATGCTCAATATCATATGGCATTATATGAATTACTTGCAGAACTTAATTATAAACATGTT